GGTTCTAACGGATGTGCCAGTAAAGCTGTTCGTTTTGGCTGACTCATTACCTGAAGAGTCCATTGAGCTTAACCAAAAATATTTGGTTTTCGGGCTAGCCTCGCCGTCCGTAAGCGTATAAACAAATGTTTCGGCCCTAGTTTTTACTCTTGTCGCTGTGCTTAGGTTGTCAGTGTCATTGTAATAAACGAGTGTTAGCGCTAAATCTGGATCAGGCGCTTCGGTCCACTCGACTGTAATGTTTCGAATTCCGCCCGTTGCTGTTGCGTTGGTAGGCACTGCTGGCGCAGTATCGTCACCATCAACTTGCTTGCTGGTTGTAACAAAGTCACTCGCTACATCAGCACTATTAATTGCCCGCACTCGTATGTCATACGTAATCGGGTTTGTGTAATTAATTTGTACAGGGCTGATCGCATATTCAACCTCTGTTGTAAAAGCGACCTGATAAGCAGTATCAGTAGTTTTTTTCCATTGCACCTCATACTCTTTGACAAACTCATCATCGGAGGCCGTCCAAGTAACAATAACACTTGGCTGTAAAATACCGTCACCACCCACTATTGTATTTTCTGCGGCGCTTAAGCTGGTTGGTGGATCAATATCGAAAATGCCAGAAAATGTGGATTCAAGGTTGTCTGGCTCTTCTGTGCCTTGAAGAAATGTATAAATCGAGTTGTTATGTTCTACTAAAGACAGCCCTACCTCGCCGTCGTCTTGCATTTGCAAATTAGAAACTCGCATTAGCTGGCGAGCGGCACCAGTCCATCCTAAAGAAGGGTGCTCAAGACGCAAAACATCACCTACGGCAATATTAAGGGCTTCAGAGGTCGCTGTTAGTTTTACCGCGTTGACGTTCTTGCGGCTTGCCAAACAGATAATCCGAGCAAGCTCACGCGCCGCATAATGGCTTGTAATCGTGTTGCACTGAACCTCTTTGATTAGCTCCTCGTCATTGTCCTCCGCTAGGAAGGTTAAGTAATCACTGTTCGATACAGTGCTTTTTTCTGGAAACATGACGCTGTCTTGTTGCCAGTTTGCCGCTGGGTTAGGGAAGTTTACTATAACCCTGTTGAAGCGCTTGCCTTTGCCTGACTGCTGAACGGTTATATCGGACGTTATATTATCGGGGCTTAAATCGAACGTGCTGGAGTCAGCTGTATACGCTTCATCAATAATAAGTCCGTATTTGCCTTCGGAGTACGGCATGAGGCCACGCATACCCTGTAGCATTTCTTTGACATTACTAAAAATTGTTTTGTTGGTATCGAGCCGCGCATTACATTCCAACAGGTGAACGGTAGTGCCTGCGCCAATAAACGGGGTTACGGTATATGAAGCGTCATCGCATGAGTCAGCCGCCGTTTGAAAGCCTGCTCTACCCGTTGTATCGTCGATCGCAGAAGTCGGTAAGCCCTTACCGTATCGCGTGTTTGTTAGGTAATCGCGTAAACACAATGCTGGGTTGTTTGAGAATGCAGTTGTTGAATCACGCGGGTCATAAACTTTACGCCCTTTGACAATACATTTAATGTCAGGAATACCACCATGCTTATCTTTGTCATGCTGAATGCGCAGTGCAAGATATGCGACACCTTTTAATTTGTGCGATGAAGTCCATTCGCTTTGCTCTGCAAGAATGGTTGAGTAGGTATGTGTAGCACCCTCGACTTGCCCTGTGTCCTTACCAAGAAACTTTTGAGCTTTAATTTTGTTGCCATAAAAACTACTACTTCGGCTGGTCAGTACAGAGCCATTAGAATCAAATTGTATTAGCCGATCGTTGATATAAATACTTTCGATTGCTTCGATTTCGCCTTCACAAAGCGCCAAGCAAATATAGAGATACTTATTTTTATTGCCGCCTGTACTAATATAGACGCGAACGCCACCAACCTTACGACGACCGTAAACAACAGGCAGTGCCGCTACGTTTGATTGCTTGTTGACCAGTACGGCGGGGGCTTGGTTTTCGATATCGTCAAAGTCAACGCCCGTTAAGAAGCCAATCATGTCTCCTAAAAAATCGGTGATCGGCTTAAATAGTTTGCTCAAAAAGCCCATTACTTTTTACCCCATCGCAAATCGCGCACCGTTTTGGCGGCAAAATCAAAGCCTTTGTCACTTGGGAAAAAGCGTTGATGTGAGTTTGTATTTGTTCGTCGCCCAGCTTTTTTTTCGAAGTCTGCCCAATGGCTTGCAACCTCGATTGATACCTCTGACGTGCCACTGCCTTCTCGTATTTCAAAACGAGTCATACGGCCATCAAACGCAAGCATTGGCGATCCAATAATTGTCCCACTAGCGCTGATAGCTGCTTTGTAGAATTGAACTGGCCTGTTTACATAATCATTTGTAAGCATCAGTGTTATGTACGTCTGCTCTACGCCCGACAATGTAATGGTAAGTGTATTAACACGTAGATCGCGGGTTTCTTTAGGTGCGCCTATGCTAAGTAAGTGATCACTAGCGCTATAAATGTTGGAACTGTAAGTAATATCGTGAGCATAATCGGTGAGACGGATGCCGCTTCCAATATCCATAAACAGTAGGCTACAAAGGTTAAAATCATCCTTTGCAAGCTCTGTAATTAACGAAGAATCCAGACCTCTAGGCATTAGAGCACCTCGACAAAGTCCACTTCAAAATTGTACCTGTCAAAGCCGGACAGCGCCCACTCTTGTACGTCATTTTCGAGTCGCACTTTAAAGGGAACACTGTTGTAAGTAATGACATTGTTGTCACTGACAGCGCTTACGAGTGCGGGCTGGATATTTAAAGTGCCTGCGCCAGTCAAATCCGCCGTAACCATATACACCTTGTCATGACTCGCAAATTTTATAAAGTCGCCAGCTTTTATTGTGCCAGTACTACCGTCAATCGTAATCGTTGAATCGCCTGCGGAATGCGCACCATTTGCCCTCATAGTACCAGATGGCGTACCACGGCTGTTGCTTATAACGGGTGGTACGATCGTGAAGTCCTCTTTAGAGCCGCCTTGTTGCATTACAAACGCAAAGACAGGCGCAAACTCGGCTCGAGTAAGATCGTTGTACTTTCCTTTAAGCGTCCATCGTTGAGCGCCTAAGCTACGCACCTGCGTGCGACCATTACGAGTCTCAGAGCGAAAGTTGGTATATCGAGCAGTAACCTGTACGTCTGCAAATTCTGGATCAGTTGGATAGCTCATACTAATGAAGTCCTCCCGCTATCATTCAGCGCGTCATTGATTACGCTAATGATTAAGTTTCTACGCTCTACCAATAACTCATCAAAGCCCCTCGTGTCATTAGCCTGAATCGAGAAACTGACATTGGCTGTACGATTAACCATTTGCGGTTGTCCGCCACGCAACGACTCATTCGGTGTTATAAACCCACGTGTATTACCCATGGTCAGCACCTCAGGCCCTCTTTCGCCCACCACATAACTTTCTCCCGCACGCACCTGACCACCAAGGGCTCGCCCAGAAAGCGACTGAGCGGCCATTTGAACGCCTTGTGCAAGTATTGCGGCGGCGGCGGCGGCACCAAGAGCAGGACCGACGATAGGAATTGACGCAAGCGATTCATAAGCACCCATCGCGGCGTTATAGGATTTGCTTACAATTTCCTTAGCTCGGTCACGTTTTTCTTGATCCATTAAACCCGTTGTGACGCGGTAGGCTGCTTTCTCTTTTTCGCTCCTGTTTTTGAGGAATTGGTCTTCGATCGCGGCGAGGCCTTCACGCTGGCTTTCGCGGCGCTCTCTTTCTTGGGCGTCGCGGTTGGCTTGATCTTGGGCTTCGAGGTCTCTTCGGGCTTCTTCTTCTTCGTAGGCCTTTTCATTTTCCTCATTAATGCGCTGACGTTCCTCTTCACGATGGCGAGCACGTATTTCAGCCCTCTCAGCTTCTCCTGCGGCTTCGATTTCTGTTTTTGCATTTTGTAGCTCCTCTGCACTAATTAAATCTGCGTCCCGTAACGCCTGTACAGCATCTAAGCGTTCTTGTTCTAATCGTTTACTGGCATCAAGCTCCGATTCATTCAAAGCGAGCATTTGCTTCAATGTTTCTTGAGCACGAATAACCTTAGGATCAACGAGCGGCTCATCTTCCGTTCGTGTAGATGTTCCTGTGCCAGTTGTACCTGTCGTGCTTGTCTGTGCTTCACGCTCAGCAAGCTCTGCTTCTAATCTTAGCTGTAATTTAAGCGACTTAATTAATGCCTCTTGAGCTTCAAGCGCTTCGCGGTCTCTAACACTTAAACCACCGCCATAGGCTTCAGCGGCACGTTCTTTTTCTAATAGCCGTTCACGTTCTTTTTGAGCATTATTAAGTGCTTCAATACCTTCGAGCTGATCACCTGAAATTAGCTTAACCAAGCGCGATGTTGCATCCAGTAAGTTAATCGTGCTTCTAGCCGTGTCTTCGATTAAGTCGGCAACGCCCGCATTTGCAATCGTAAGAAATAAGTTGTCCCAACTATCGGCCAGATTAGAAAGTGCGCCATCCAATGTTTCGCTCCGATCGGCCATTGCGCCAGCAAAGTTTATTTCTCCAAGCCCCAGAAGGTAACCTTGTATTGCTTCAGAGTTTTTACGAACAGTGGTTTCTACGCCTTGGAATGTAAACTTGACCCGATCGCCCTCTGAGCTTGCTCTTATGCCAAATTCTTTTAAGCGTTCAAACTCGCCAGTAGCCGCATCTGCAACCGCTTCGACCATTTGATCAAGGCTTTTACCCATAGCGGCGGCAGTATTTCCATACGACTGCAGTGCCGCTTCACTTGGGTCAAGACCCATTGCCTTTAATTTTACGAATGCATTGGCAACCTGCGCTAAATCAAAAGGCGTGGTGGTTGCAAATTGTCGTATCTGATCGAAAGCCTCTTGCGCCGCTTCAGTACTGCCTGTCATCGTAACCAGTGAAGCGTTAATAACGTCAAACTCACGCGCAACGTCGATTAGTTTACTTGCGGCAGAGATAGCAGAAAATCCAGCGGCAACACCCATAGCGGCTTTGCCTAGCTTGCCCATAACGCCGGTACCAGCTTTCATTTCTTTGTTGTTACGCTTTTGCTGTTTTTCTTGGTCGCGCTGTTCTTTGGTTAAATAATCGTAATCATTGGCGGCTTCGCGTGCGCTACCACCAAGACGGATCAGCATGCGCTCTGCACGAGCAAGATCTGATGTATCGGCCTTAAATTTAAGGGTTGCTATTTCAGTGGCCATGTCGGAGTCACCTCACGAAATTTCGCTAATTTTACTATAGCTTCCGTTTCCCAAGGTAACAGAGAATCGCCAGTCATGCGGCAGTAGGCGTCAATCTCCGTATAGGTATACTCCGAAAGCAAACCGTATACGTGCCAACAATGATCAAACTCGGGTCCAGAAACTGGTGCCATTTTTAAATCAAGCGGCGTTTTACCCGTTGTCTTTTTGACCTGTTGCCATGTATCCCATCGGCTGACTTTGGATTTTTCTGGTGCTGAATGCGCCCACATGGACCAGCGACCAAACTCGACAAATTCCTTGATCAGCCTTTGGTAAAATTTACCCGCTCACCACAGAAATCAAGAATGCGATCGACATTAACAGGGGACTGCGATAACAACTCACGGCATCGCTTTTTGCTATATGGCACTGGCTCACCTTGATCGGTAATGCCGCCCCAGTCTTTTACCAGATCCACGGCCATATCAACGTCAAGAGGCAAAAAGTCATACGCCTCTAAATCTTCGCCTTGTTGGCGCAACGTAAGTAGCTTACTGCGCTGTGCACGCTTGGCTAATCTAAACGCTGGGCTATCGGGACCTTGTACAACTACGAATGCGTCGGAAATCTTGCCGTCTGCAGAGAGCAAAAAACACTGAGAGCCCTCTTCGTGACTCTCAGCGGTCTTCAGATCATTTAGCTCCATTATGCGGTGCTACGTGTAATCTTGATATTGCTCTGATCTGTCGAGTCATAAAGACCAACAAAGTCCATAGCAACAGTAACAGCGCCCTCGCCAGCCACGTCGGGCTGACCAGAATTGTATTTCACATTGCTTAGGTCAATCGTGTAGTCGTTACCGTCCAAGTCAGTAAGCACGAGCGAAATAGAGCTTGATGTCTCGTTTACAAATTTTTGGAAAAGCGTCTTGCTCTCAAAGTAAGTCGTAAGTGAGCCAGTTACTCTGGACTTGCCAATAGCAGGACGGTTGGTTGTTGAGCTACCCACACTAAACAAAGGCTCAATGCCATTCTCTAGTGTAAGCTCAAGCGCCGTTACAGTCGCAATCGTTGAGCCGCCTTCGCTAATCGACCCAGTAAATGAGTCAAATGGAGTTTCACCAGCATCAGCGGCGTAAGTAGAGCCAGTAACCTTACTAGTATTCAAGGTCATGTCTTTGCCGATCCAGCCAATGGTAAGGGTAACCATTTGGTTAGGAGCCACACTAAGCGCAATGCTGTTTACTTCGCACCCAGTAAACCTGTGATATTCCACAGTCGCCAAATCACCGAACTCACGCTCAAGGGTAAATGATCGGCGTGTTGTGCCTGCTTTAAGTACATCGGTTGCCCAAGTGCCACATAATGCGGCTTCAAGAATGTCGTCAAACGCGCCATACTCAAGCTCTGCAGTTACATCACCGCCGATGCTTTTATTGCCATGTCGAAAATCCTCTACTTGGCGATCGCCACGCAACTTTTCACTTTCGATAGCATCTTTGGTCATTGCCAAAGTAGTGCCTGTATGTGGCATGGGCTTGTATGATGGAGTTGAAGGGGTCGTGCCGTATGTAGATTCGGCAACGTAATGAAGGCTGTGCTGTGCACCGTTCGCAATAGTCATGATCTAGCCTCTGTGTATGTATAAAAATTTACTGTTACCGGAATGGAATACCACGCCGAATCCGTCTCAAGTGGACTGCCAATACTGACTGCCCGTACTCGTACCTTAACGCCATTGTACGTCAAAGTAGTGCCGCGCTTGAACAAATCGCCTAGCGTGTCAAGTTGCGATGGTCGACCACTCCCCTTGGGAACGACCAATTGTAACTGATACAAACCTGTCGTAAGGTCTTTGCCATTATCACCCATACTGGCCTGTTCAGTCTCGGATGGCAAAAAATTAGCTTTGATGTATGTCGTATTTGCCGATGGCTCATACGGCACATTAGGAAACGCAATAGGCGTATCCGTTATTGTTGCGAGCCTAGTATCGAGTGCCGCTTGTATATCATTAAAGAAAGTGGACATTAGCCAGTCCTCACAACAAGATCGTTGATTGCTTTCGCAAGCATACCTCGTTGCTCTTCTTGATATCCTGCATACGGCACGTTGTTGGAAAAATAAAATGACTCGCCAGTTTTCATGTGGCTTGTTACGGATCGCGCTTCGTTTTGCACATCCGCCTTCGTGCGTATACCGACCTCATCATTGGAAAAACCAACGGCACTTGCCTGCCAGTTAGATCGCAAGCGGCCTGTATCAA